AGGTCTAGCACATCTAATTTCACTACCACCAGCTATTCTTTGTGATCCAGCAGAATTAGTTACATTAGGTGTCCATTGATTATAATCTTCTTGATCAGACCATCTAATAAACATTTTATCTTGTGTTGATGTATCTCCAATAGTTGTTTCTGTACCCATACACACAACGTGTCTAGTTTCTGTAGATACTAAAGATAAAGTAGAATTAGTAGGAGCATTAGCAACAGCTGTAGCTCTATTACCTGACATTCCTGCAGACGTATCCCATTCATAAGTTCCACCATCTTTTTGAGTAATAATTAAATCTTCTCCCCAATTATTAATAGACCATAATCTTGCATCAAGAATTATTTGAGATGAAGTTCTAGGAGTATTCCAAGTTCCAGCATTCCAAGTTCCAGATCCCCAACCAAAACCAAAAGTTTGTACACTAGGACCAACATTTAATTGATAAGAAACTGTACAATTAGCAGTAGGACCAACTGTAGAAGTTGCTGTTACACTACTCGAAATTACATAAGCATCAACATTAGTAATAGATAATATTTCATATTCAGCATCAAGTGTTCCAGCTGCAATTCCACCAACAGTGGTACTTGTACTACTAATAGTTACAAAATCTCCAACAGTAGCTCCATGAGAAGTATCAGAAATAGTTATATTAGCTGATGTATTAGTAGTAGTAAAAGCATTAACTAAATTAGCTGTAGCTCGTATAGGAGTAATGTCTTGATCAGTTCCAGAAGCAAAAACATAAACTTTTCTATCAGTTCCTAAAGCTTCATAACGTGAACCATCTAAAGCAAACCATTGTTCTAAAGCTCTTCCAACACCAACATAATAAGCTTCACTAAATTTAGTCCACCCTCCTATTTTTTGAGGAAGTCCTTTACGAAATCTTATTTTATCTCCATCAGTCCATCTACCTTCAGCACCTGTTTGTGTGTTTTCGGTATCTATTCCGGGTTGAAAATTTAATTGAGTCAATGGCATAATTTATATTATATAACAAAAATTATAAAATTATACTAAAATATAAGGGAGTATGAGGGTGGTCCCATACTCCGAAATTAAGTTGTATATTACTTTTTAGGTAATGTAAAGCCTTTAAACCAAGCAGGTAATCCTAATAAAGGTCTTTTATCAAGATAATTTTCTTTTGCTGTTTTAGAGTTAGCTTTATTATAATGTAAAAATACTTGTGCACAATTTTTACCTTTAAATTCTTCTCTCCAATGTTCTAATTCACAACCAGAATAAATTAACATATCGCCTTGTTCTAGTTCTACTTTAACACCGGCTTGACTTTGTTTACCTGTTGGATCAAGATAGATTGGCCATGGATCACCTCCTAAATTTAGTGTAGTAGATATTTCACATGAATATCTATCTTTATGTCTTGCTAGGATATCTCCTTGTTTATAAATTCTTGCATAAGAATAAGTTTCACTTAGTTTTAATTTTGTATGTTTTTCCATTACTGGCTTTACTTCTTGTAATAAAGTTTCCATTACAGGATCAGCATAATGAGAATAAGTATTAGGAACTTGTTCATCATTCCAAACACCAAAATACTCTGTAAATGGTGATATATATTTTTGGTCAAATAAAAACCTTGCAACATTTTTTTTATTTAAAAAATATCTATAAATAAAGTTTGATAACTCAGATGATATAGCTTTTTTTAATATTGTATATTTATTATTTTTAAACGACATTAAATACTCCTTTTGGTATTGCTTGGCAGTTCCAATGAATAAATCTAAAAGGTTCAATACCTAAATCAACAATATATTGATGAGGAATATATGATGGAAAGAATATCATACGACCTGGTTTAACTTTATAATGAACAGCTGAACTAGCATATGTTATTTTTGTTTTATCTAATTCTGGTAAAAGATTCATTACATTACCAGGTCTCGGATCTTCAAATAAAGGTAATGAAGTTTTTTCACTAGCTTTTAAAAAATAAAATCCCGACATATGTCCATTCCAATGTGTATGTAATGTGTGATGACCACCTCCACTTTTTGCAAATTCTTGTACCCACATTTCTGTAGTAAATACTTGATAATTACTAATATCAAATCCCATTTCAACTAATAAATTATGTGAAGTTGCACCAATATAATCTATTAATTTTTTAAATTTAGGATCACCAATTAAAGTTGTTGAATGATAAACTCTACTAAAATCACCTTTAGTTTTATTAATTTTATTATGTTTATCTATATCAGGTTTAAGATTTTTCTTAGCTTGTTCAATATATTTATCTGATGCTTTATTTATATCATTAACAAATTTTGGTGCATCACCAAACCATATAGGACATTTAAAATATTCTTCTCTATTTAAGTGTTGAGGATAAGTTATTAATTTTTTTTTCATTTAAATGGATATCCTAAATTCCATATTACCAAGCTATTTCTTTCTCCACTTTTTACTGGACAAACTCTATGCCATACAAATGAAGGAAATACAACTAAAGATCCTTTAGGTAATATCTCTGTACATTTTTTAATATTTCTTTTTTTATCTGGATCTAAATTTCTAAAATCAAATTCTAGTTCACCACCTTTATAATCTTTAGGATCTGATAATGTAACTGTTACAGATAATTTTCTAATTTTACCATGAGTTAAATCATTTTGATTTTCTCTTTGATAAGGTCTATCCCAACTATCACAATGCCAATCGTAATACTGGCCTTTTTTATATTTAGTAAATTGACAAGATTCAGAAAAATCCCAATTAAAATTCCAACCTGCACTTCTATTTGCTTGATGAACATAAGGTTGTATTTCTTTATAAACCCATTTATCATTTATCCAAACAATAGCTGAGTTTCTTTTTTTTTTTAAATCTTTTATTAATTTTGCATTTAATTTTTCTTTCTTATAACCACCTGTAACAGCTATTTCGTCTTGCATTTGATGACCATATTTTACAATGTCATCACAAATACGTCCAGGAATTGCTGACTTAAAATACCAATAGTGATTAATTAAATTCATACATTACTTTTTATTTAAAATATGTTATTTTTTAAACAAAATTATGTAACAGTTAATGTACCTGAGACTGTAAATGTTGCAATTTTTTGTCCACCTGGAGCTGTACTTGTAGAATTACTTCCAGGAGCAACAGTAAATGTTCTAGCACTTGGTCCTCTAACAATAACTATTCCGCTACCGCCAGCTCTTCCAGATGCTGGTCCATCTTGGTCACCACCACCTCCACCGCCAGTATTAGCTGTACCTGCTGTAGCACATGAAGATCCACCTTGACCTGTACTACCTGTTCCACCACCGCCAGCACCGCCTGGCGCATTAACTCCTGTATATTGTGCTCCACCACCTCCACCGCCACCTCTTTGAATGTTTGATCCTGTAATTCCTGAAGTTGCTCCTGCACCTCCAGTACCACCTCTTCCTGCGGGACCTGTAGGAGATCCACTTGAAGGAGAACCTGGAGCATTAGAACCTGCAGCTGATGCTCCACCACCTCCGCCACCAGCTCTACGCAAAGAAGTACCACCAGCAAACCCCTGACCTGAAGGATCTGCAGAACCAGCACCGCCTGGTCCACCTGTACCAGGTCCTGAGTCAGTGTTTCCTTGTCCACCACCAGAACCACCTGGATTACCGCCTTGTCCTTCTGAACCACCTCCACCTCCACCAGTAGATGTAATTCCTGAAAATACTGAATTAGAACCATTGTTTGTACATGTTCCACCACATGGTGTTTGTGCACCACCTGCACCAATTGTAACATCAATTGCAGCACCACCGACTAGTGTTAAAGCAGCTACACATGCTCCAAATGGAGATACAGTGTAACAACCAGTAGAAGTACCAGCTGATTCTTTATAACCTCCAGCTCCACCTCCACCACCTCTTTTACCACCACCAGATCCACCACCTGCTATTACTAAATAATCTATTCCTGAAAATTCTTGATAAAAAGGCCATGAATTACATTTTCTTGATTGAAATTGAGTTTTTAATGACCATACTCCACTTGCTTTATTTAATTCTTTTACGACTACTATTCCTGAACCACCTGAACCACCAGAACCTCCATTTCCACAACCAGCTCCACCACCGCCACCAGTATTAGTTGATCCTGCACATCCATTACTTGTACCACTTGGTGGTCTTCCTTTTCCTGCTCCACCACCACCTGGACCACCAGCTCCACCTGGTTGACCTATACAATCTGAACCACCGCCGCCACCACCAGCTAATGTAGAACATGATAAAGGAGAAGATGAACTTCCTGCTCCACCTGCTGCTCCTGCTGCATCTCCGCCAGTTCCACCGACAGCTCCAGCTCCACCACCGCCAGCTCCACCTTTTCCAGGAGGTGCATTTGTATCTCCACCTGCATTACCTTGACATGCTACTGCAGTTCCACCAGTTCCACAGTTTCTAGATGCTCCGCCACCTGATCCACCAGGGCCGCCATCATTACCAACAGGTCCACCTGTTGCACCACCGCCTCCACCGCCAGAAGAACTAGCACATCCGATTGATGAACTAATTCCATTTGTTCCTCTTTCAGGACTTGTTGGTGATCCTGCTCCACCACCTCCAACAACTACTGCTACTGTTCCAGAAGCATTTGTTTGTGTACAAAGATAACCACCTCCGCCACCACCACCTGCTCCAGCAGCGCCACCGCCGCCTCCGCCAGATACAAGTAAAGTTTGAACAATATTAGTTCCTGGTTGTAATGCTAAATCACCTGAAGATGTTTTAGTAGTTAGTGTATTTCTTCCAAAAGAAGATTTATTTACTTTACCAATTATTCCGCCATTTGTTCTGGCCATTTAAGTCTCCTATTCGGACACCCAAGCTGTGCCATTCCAATTATATTTGGTAGGTGTTTCCGATGTATCGTTTGATTGTTTTGCTTCCCAACCTTGTGTGTTGTCAGCGTTGTATTTTGTTTCGTTCCATGTAATAATATATTCATCAGTTATTGATGGATAAGTTATTGGTGCTTGCCAATCATCATTAGCATCTAATGCCCATGAAGCATGAGGTTGTTGCACTAAAAATTTATTTTTTACAGAATCAAAAATAAAACCTATACCTGCATATAGTTTTCTAAAATTATTATTGTAAGAAGTTTGTTTCCAAGTACCACCTTTAAAAAAATTAACACACCATGTTTCTCCATCAACATGCATATCATTATCCCCTAAAAAACCATTTGATGTAGCTATATCATTTCCAACTACAACTACTCTTTCTACAACCCAATGAGTATCAGTCGTAAAACCTGTAGGATCTTGTTTTTCTTTTATTTCTGCAAAATGTGCCATTTTATTACTCCTTAGTATTTAAATTATAAACTATAAATTTTGTCATGTCTATATACTTTATGAATTAGTCCAATCTCCTGCTTTAACATTTTCATAAACTTCATTAATATTCCATAATCCAGAAGCACTTGTTGATGTACTAGCTGGCTCTTTAATAATTATAACACCTGGACCACCTGCTCCACCACTTTGGCCAGGACCACCGCCGCCTCCGCCGCCACCAGTATTATTTGATCCAGCAGTTCCTGAAGCAGTACAATAACCTCCTGGTCCGCCACCACCTGAGCCACCTGAGCCACCACTACCGCCAGCGGGAGTTTCTCTTTTTCCTCCGCCGCCACCACCAGCATAAGTTACTGGACTACCTGAAATTGTATTTGCAACACCAGCACCACCTGGTCCACCTGGTTGACCTGATCCACCACTTGCTGGACCTCCTGGACTACATGGTGCAGCTGAAGCTGCAGCACCTGCGCCACCTCCACCGCCGCCAGCATCTTGGGATTTATCTCCATTTGAACCTTGACCACCTGCGTTTCCTTGAGATGGACTTGTTGGAGGAGTATTACCTGCTCCGGGTCCAGCAACACATGGATTACCTTTATAACCTCCAGCACCACCTCCACCTGAGCCACCTGCTCTACCTAATCCTGGAGAAGTAGGTGCGGGTGATGAACCCGATCCGCCTCCACCATTTGATGTTATACTTGAAAATGTTGAATCTGTTCCATTACCTGAAAAACAACTTGCACCTGCAGAACCACCAGCACCTACTGTAATTGTGTAAGGAGTTCCCGATGTTACAGGAATTGCAGAACCTCTTGTTGGACTTGGTGTAAAACATCCAGAAGCTCTATAACCTCCTGCTCCGCCACCTCCTCCAGAAGTATTACGTCCGCCACCTCCACCTGCTACTACTAAATAATCTACATCAGCTGTAGCTTGTGCTGTAAAAGTTCCTGATGAATTAAATGTTGTTACTTTTGCACTAAAAGTATTTGTTGTTACTTCGTTAGGAGGTCCAATAATTCCGCCATTTGCCATAGCTAGTTATCTCCTTAATCTGATATTACTTCATATGATATTAAACATTCAAGATCACTATTTGCTGAAGCTGTACCTTTAATAATTTCTGTTTCTTCTAAATAAAAACCATTATTTTTATCTACTAAAGATAATGTAGCATCAGCTGGTACAGAAATTGTACTTGCAATGGCTCTGTCAGTAGATCCGTCATTATATTTAATTGTAACATCAGCAGCATTTGTTCCATCAATATTTGCAATCATAATAGAATTAATTTTAAAAACGGTATTTGCTGTCGCTGTAACTAAATTTGTTTCAGTAGTTGTTAAAGCAAAAGTATCTGTTTTTCCATTAATAGTTGCAACATTAACTATGTTTGGGTTTGCCATATTATTTTTCTCCTATTATCCAAATACTATTGCCATTGCAATAGCCTTACCTGTTGTTATTCCAGCTGAAGCAAAAGATAAAGTTTTACTTCCATCTGTTACCAAAGCTTGTCCACTACTACCATCTGAAGAAGGTAATGTAAAGTAATTTGATGAACCTTGGTTACCTATACCTTTAACATTTATATTACCTAAATCTGCCATAACATCAGTCATAGCTGTTCCAGTCGTATAAACAATAGATTTAGTTCCTTGAGAAACAGCAACACCATTTGCTGCATGTCCTGTATTTCCAAAAGTTAAACTATAAGAACCTGTTGTATTATTAAATACTAAATATTCACCTTCAACCGCATCTGTAAATACATTAATATTAGCACCTAAAGCACCTGTAAATTCAATTACTTTATTATGTACTTGATCATCTGTAGTACTATCATCAGTATTACTTGTTGAGTTATTTGATACTAAAGTAACATTAGCTGATCCAGCAACATTAACTGCAACATAACCTCTTACTGATGAATCAATTCTGTTAAGAACATAGTTTACAAGATTACCCCAGTTACCTGAATTTGCTCCTGAAGCTTGACGTTCTAGTTTTAATCTAGATGTAAAAGTTGAAGACATAATTTTTTATACTCTATTAATTTAATTTTGTAAATAATATATATTTGTCATGATTTGTACACTAAATATTAGTCCAAATTTCAGTATTTCCATCTGAAATGTCGTCCCAAAATCTTAAATCTACTGGAATAACATTAGCTTGTAAACCAGTCATATTTAAAAAGTTATTAGAGTTAGGTATAATAGAAGCTAAAGATACTGTTATTTCTTGACCAGTTATAGAAAAAAATCCAGAAGTAGAAATTGTTACAGAACTTATATTAGCATTAGCATTTATTCCAGTTATAGGAATAAAGTTTTCAGTATCAGTTGTAATACTAGATAAAGAAGATGTTAAACCTTGTCCTGTAATATCTAGTGTATTAGCAGTTCCTGTAGCAATACTACCTAAATTAGATGTTAAATTAAAAGCTGGAGTTACAATAGTAACAGCTCCACCTGCTGCTATTGAATAAGTTCCGATAAAAGTATTAGCTAATAATCCTGTAATTTGATTTACTGTTGCAGCTGTTGCAATTACATTTCCTAATTCTACATTAGCAACTTGGCCACTAATAATAATATTAGAACTAGCTTGTGCAGTTGTAAAATTTAATGCAGTATTAGCTTGTTGACCAGTGGTTTGAAATATAACTCCATTACCTGTTAAAACTAATCCT